AGTCCTTCCGGCACATCATTCCAGTTGATTTCATTCTTGATTGTGCTGCGTACTTTCTCAACGCAAAAGGTCAAGGCAAATTCATCATCTGCCTTGACCTCATAACCGAATGATTTCAACCGTTCTTTTACTATATCAGTATCAAACATTGCAACCACCCTTTCAGATCAGAAATTATCCACGGGAAATGATACGGGCAATAGGTACTGCCTTATGATTGATATATGAACGCTTGCTTTCCGTAGTTTCCCCGGAATGTACCAGTGTCCAGTTCTCACCCTTCTTTAATTCCTCATTGGTAGGGGATGACGTAGCCTGTGACTTCTTCTCATAAGAAATACCAAAAGGTGCAAAGACCTTTCTCTGTCTTGTATAAAGTGTGTCCTGACCACCATTCTTTTCAGGGTTACGATTCATTTCATAAGGTACTTTTACCCCTAAATCTTCATAACCGATTGAACCGTTACCGAGTACATAAGTTGTATACTCTGTAAACGCATCAATAAATACTACATAATCACCAACCTTTGGTGATTCATAACTGTCTGCTACCGGGGTAACATCAGCAGCTTTGATCTGCTTACCTTCTGTGATTGTACTTTCAGAATCAGATACAACCTGTAAAGCACCTTCATCAGTTGACTTTGCCTTGATATAAAAACCTTCCTGTTCAGTAGTCGGCATATCGTCATCAATGACTACCAACTTACCGTTCCAAGTGTAAAGGTCAAGTTCACGCTGCATACCCTGTGAATCAGTGTATTTCAGGTGTGCTACAAGGTTCAGGTTTTCAAGGTTAGTTGCAACATCACTGTGCATGAACACCAGTGTGAACTTCTTCTTGTTAGCACCACACGCCTTATTGGTTGCACTGTTCAGAGTAGTTGCAGACATTTTACCCTCAATCTTCTCTGTTACATCATAGGTGTGAGCATCAACAAATTCTTTGTTCTTTGTTCCAGTCATAGAAAATACACCTTCAAGAATTGCAACAATAGTGTCCTGATCTACACCGTCCCAATACTCACCAACCTGATCTGCGATATTCTGCATGAAATCAACACCGCCTGTAATGTCATAGGAAAAATCCTTTTCAAGCCATGCTTTAGCACGACCAACAGCAACAACACCCTGTTCAAAGGTCTTGGTACTGGTTGCAGTAATATCAGTCTGACCGTCATAATTGACTGCATCACCATCTAACAGACCACGCATTGCAATTCTTGCGTAACCTGTACCACCCTGACTACCACCAAGGGTTGCCTTAATGTCAGGGTTACCCGCCAGTGCTTTTGACTTCTTGATCTCATGCATATGAAGGTTCGGCACTCTACCAACCATATACTTGAAAGCCTGTGGGTTAAAACTCTTAGAATCAAACTTATCGTTTGGCATAAATTTTCACCTGTCCTTTCTTTTACTCACCTAAGTTAGCATCAGGATTTTCTGCTAAATAGGCACATAATTCATCATAGTTCATTTTTGAAGTGTCAACTTCTGCACCCGGTTTCTGTTGTGCGGATGCCCCCGGCTGAAAACCTTTGAAATTCTGCTGCTGTTTCTGTGCTTCAAACAGGAACTTAGTACCTTCATCACTGGTCAGTTTTTCGATCTGTTCAGCCAATCCCTTGACATTTCCTTCCTTGTCAAACTTGGCATCCTTCAGGTCTAAAAGTGCCTTGACTGCGGTGATGTTTTTTGCCTTTGCACCTGTCAGTGCTTTTTCAACAGCAAAATCAATTTTCAACTGGTTCAGTTCAGATTCATGGGTTGCCTTGGCAGTGGCATTTTCAGTCTGTAAGTCCTCAATCTTCTTTTTCAGATCAGCGTTGTCTCCGGCAGATGCTTTCAGGGTTTCTAACTGCTTGTCACGGTCACCGACCTGTGTTTTCAGTCCTTCAACCTCTGTCTGCAAGTTCTTGATTTCTGTTGAAGCAGTACCCTTTGCGTTCTCAATGTCATCACCATTGATTTTCATTACTGAATCAGCCTGTTCCTTGGTAAGTCCTAAATCCTCTAACTGTTTTCTTGTCATTTCTATACCATCCTTTCAAATACGTTTTTATACGGGGTTACTCCCACATGATTGATTGGTTTTGTTCGGTTTACGCTTGACAACCCGCAAGAAAAAAGACACCCGTTGCCGGATGCCTTTTCTATGTGCTACTTGACCCAGTAGCCGGGAGATAATCAGGATCACCATGCCTTTCTCATTGTGTACGTTTTCATGTGCCTTTTATCCCCCTTTCTGACCTCATATAACCGCCATATAACAATTATTACAGGTCTATTGATAACTTGTTAAGGTATGAAAAAAGCACGGCTATTTGACCGTGCTTTTTAGTCCCAATGTTCCCCGTTTTTGGGGTATAATTCCAAAATATCATAAAAGTTTGGAATATCTGCAATCTGCTTTCCATCTTTTAACGCCGTCAACACTCTAATCTTTTCATCCAGTAGTTCATCACTGTCTAAATCAAAAAATTGTATCATTGTAGGTGGGAAATCGACTTCTGAAAACAACTGTCTGACTTTTATGCTTTTTTCAATCAATTCATTTTTCATCATCCATCACCCACTTTCTTCAAAAGTTCAACAATAGTCGCATCCAATTCTGCAACCAAATCCGGCTTATCTGCTTTCAGCAGTTCAATCAAATCAGGTCTTGTTATACTCAATGCTGCGTAATTTGCTATTGTTTCATGCACCCGGCTTTCTTGGCTTCTGTAATAAGATGACCCATGACCATACATGACTGTTCCTTTATCTCTGAATACACCACCTGACAGTGCATCATAAATATCTTCAAGATTTCCTATTCCACCACCCATGATGTTTCTTGCCATATAATCACGTTCATCATTCATGGCTGATACCAGTTTATTGTACTGTTTCTTATAATCAGCAAGTGAACCTTGGAAGGTTTTATCCATCACTGAATTATTCAGTTCAGAAATCAAATTCTGATATTTTGCATTTACTTCATCCCGAACCCTTCTGTACTCTTTTTTATGTTCAGCAAATAGGTCTGCAACTTCATCACTGATTGAATCTGATGTACTTTTGAATACATCCATCAGTGCTGTTCTGCTTGTGCTGAACCAATTACCACTTTTTGACGGGTCTTTTCTACCGTACAAATCTATCAGGTGCATTTCTTCATGCAATGTGGTGTTTACCTGTCCGGCAAGATTTTCACCTTGTAATTTTGGAATAGTCAATTTTACATCAGCCAAATTCCCGGTCAATGTATATGTTGAAGTTGAAACAGCATGATTTTTACCGTGTGATATTTTGAACGGAATACCATTGTTTTCTATGGTTTCCAATTTTGCCATGCTATTATACAGGGCAACCACATTTGCATCTGCACCTTTCAACCCGTTTATATAGTCCACAAGTGCTTGTGTATTTTTCAATTCACCTTTTGCCTTGAAAGCATCCGGGAAATTGTCAATTTTTAATTCTTCCGCAACCTGTTTGATTTCTTCCTTTGCTTTGATTGTATCATCAGGTGATGCTTCTTGCAAACCTGACTTATCACCACCGTTGACAAATGACTTTTCCCATTCCTTATAGGTCATATTGCCCGGTACAAAATAGGTCTTGCCTGTTTCTTCATCCCGTGCAGCACGTTCACCGACAGCATCAAATTCATCATCAAAATATGGTACTGTGGTTGAACGGCAATGAACATGAAACGGCGGTGCAGTCACACCAACCTTCCATTCAGACATAGGGAAATGCTTGCCATCCATACCCCGGCATATATCCGAAGTGTGGGAATCCAATGTTGCCACAATCTCAAATTGTTCAACATCCAGTTCTGTAAAGCAGTCCTTTTGTGCTGCTGAACTGAAAAAGGCTTCTTCTGTCATTACCAACCGCCCGGCGTTGGTCTTGGAAGTGTTCATCTTCCGGGCAATTTCATCAATGGCTTTCTGTGGGTCTTTTCCCAAGATGATGTTCTGTGTCAGGGTGTTGTTCAGTTCATTGACCAACTTCTGACGGTTACCCCATATCCTTTCACTGAAATTCTTGCCGTCAACCGCCCAAGGCTTATTGATGACCTTGCTGATCTGCTTGTCATCCAGTGCGGAAAAGTCCCAACCAACGCCCACGCCCTTCTGAATCTCATAGGCTGTGTGATAATAGCCGGACTTGTAAACATTCCGCATTGTGCTGTCAATGCTGTCAAGTTGGTTTCCAAACATGACTTCAATGCTCTGTTGGGTCTGCAACTTCAAGGCTTCAAGTCTGCTGATATGGAATCTTGCAGATGCGTTTTCAAGCTGCTTGACCCAAGTGCCGTTGATCGCATTTTCCTGACCGTACTGAATGTACTGGTTCACATCCCATTTCAGTTCAGCAAGTTCCTTTGCGTTCAACATCCGCTTTGCTTCTGCAAGGGTTACCCCATTGTTAGATGCAAAACGCTGATACCATGCAGCAATCTGACCTTCAAGTTGCTTCTGTGCCTGTCGGTATTGTTTTTCAATATCCGCATAGCACTGAACCCCCTGTTGGTGTGCAGCCTGTTCAAGCAGTTCAAAACGCTTCTGCCAGTATTCACCGTTATTCATCTACTTCACCGCCCTGACTTCCCTTGTTTGGGTCACCTTTGTTGTCAGGGTCATCATTCTGTGTACCAAACGGGTCATACTGTGCAAGCATTTCTTTCTGTGCTTCTTCCTTCTGCTTTTTCAGGCGTTCAAGTTCTGCCTGTGGGTCATCTACCCAAGGATGCTGACTGATAATTGTTTCATCAGAAAGAATACCAACAGATTTCTGACAGTTATCAATGGCTTCTGATTCATTGATAAGAATGTCACGGTTGAATATGATGTCTACTTCTTCACCTTCAAAGTTCCCCTGTCCTGTATTGGCAAAATGGCAATTCACAAACCAAAGGATTTCTTCAAAGGCTGCCTGATATTCTGTTTCTGTATCGTTTGCATCAATGTCAATGTCAGAATACATTGACTGAATGTTCATCTGATTAGGGTTGCCGGAAAGTCTGTCATCCTTGGCATCATAACCCATTGCGTTCTCAATCAAGGCTTTCTTGAAGATTTCCACAATAGCCTTGTAGTTATCCGCATTGACTGTGATTTCAAGGGTTTCAACCCCGCCCTTAGTGTCACCATCATATCTGACCTTTACTGCACCATAGGTTGCAAGGTTCTTTCTGAACTCACCCAAATTAGTACCGTCATAGTTCTTCAATACCAAAATGGTGTTCCGGGCATCTTCTTGCATATTGTTTTCAAAGTCGGACAGCATCACATTGATACCGTCCTGTAAAGACTTGACCCTTTTCAGCAGTGGTGTTTCCTGTTCATTGGCTTTCAATGGAATCAGGGGGACACGCTGCCAGTTGAACCCCGTCACTTTCCCGGTTGCATCCGTCATGGTAACATGGTAACAATCGGCTTCACCGTTGTTTGTCAGATCAGGGATAAGTGTGCCGTGGTCAAGAATGAACCTGTGAACACCATCAACATCATACACTTCAACCTTTTCAATGACGGTTGGGGTTGTTCCCTCATACCCAATCACCAAGTAAAGCCTGACTGCAAAGTCAAGCATTGTATGATCGTTGTCTTTCCAAAATGGCAAAATCTCATAGCCGGGGAATAGCCTGAAAGTGAAATGACCTTCATTGTCATAATACGGATATAACCAACAGATTCCCCCGTTGTATGCTGCCTTACCACTGTTTTTTATGGTTTTCATAAACCGCTTATTAAACACTTTTTTCAGCAGTTCAACATACTGGTCATTATCACCACTTACTGCAAAAGGCTGACCGAACAGATAATTTGCTTTCTGATTGACCATTTTTGCATACTGGTTATCAATGACCCTGTTGTTCGGCAAGTTCTCAACAACCTGTAACTTGCCATCCTCACCTATCATTGTACGTTTCCGCTTCAAAATATCGTGTTCATTGTCATAATACAGTGAACCCTTAATTTGCATGATGCGGTGGGGTGACGTTTTCCATTTCATAATTTCTTTTTCAAGAAATTCCTTGTCAGTCATCCTTGACCTTGCACCGTCCAGTATAAAGTTGGAAACCTTCAATGTCAGTGTGTTTATTAAGGAACTGAACACGGTTCAATTCACCCCTTTCATTGCATAATAAAATCAAAACCCCTGAAAACACTATGTTTCCAAGAGTATGTGTTACTAATTTGTTTCTAATATCTTAAAAAGTAGTTATACAGGTGTCATAGGCGGTCACCGATTGCAACCGCCCCGGAGTAAGCATTTGACAGCCTTTTCCTACCGTCCAAAAAGAAACGGCTGCTGACACCGTGTATTCTACCCGGTAATTGCTTAATCAAAACTAAAGGCATCACCCTTTGCCATCTGTTCAATCGCATAACGCATTGCATCCATCAGGTGGTTGAAATCATCAATAGGACGGTTCAGTTTCTTGCCTGTCTTGGCATCCTTGTCCCATTGATAGTTGCTGATCTCTGTGATGAAATTCACGCAACGGGGATGAATGATAATGTGATAGTCCTGTATGAAGTCAATGCCGTTGTTGATGCTGTCCTTGCCCTTCCTTGCTTTCCTGATTCCTTTCAGACCCAGTTCACGCAAGCGGTCAATGCTCTTTGGTTCTGCTGAATCGGCTGTGATCTTCTCTTTCACATATCCCATCCGCTGAACTTGTTCGGCAATGGCTTCATTACTCATACCCGGCTGATACATTTCATCAAAGACCCAAATGGTCTTGCTTGACTGATCTATCAGACCACAAAACAGTGCTGACGGGTCATTTGTATAACCAAAGTCAAGACCGAATACAGACTTGACCCCGGCAATCGTCTTGACTTCATCAACACTGAACGCCTTTTCTTCCCAATTTTCATAGACAAGACCGTCTACAATACCCCAATCACCAAGACCCGCCACTTTGTAACGCCTTGGGTTCTGCTTCTTCATGGTTTCAAAGACTTTCAAGTCTGCCTTATCCAACCATTCATTGCACTTGTAATTGGTGGTCATTGCAAGGGTTTCATCATCAGGGGTATCAAAAAACCGCTTCTTTATCCAGTGGTGTTCATTCCACGGGTTCAGTGTAAGGGTTATTTGCTTGAACAGTCCTGAACCATCAGGAACAGCACCACGGATTGATTCATCAAGCATATTGAAATCATCTTCTGAACTGATTTCATACGCTTCTTCAATCCACATCCAACACAAACAGCCAATATCAACGGTTATTGATGTTACTTTCAGGGGGTCATCCAGTCCCCTGAAATAAATCTTTTGACCTGTCGGTTTGTAGGTCATTTCAAGTGGTGATTCTTTGATTTCCCAAAAGGCATCAACGCCAAGGCGGTGAATCGCCCACTTCAATTCTGTGAAACAGGAATCTTTCAGGGTTCTGAAAGTCTTTCTGACCACAAGGGTATTTGCCTGTGGGTACTTCATCATATTGGTGATATACCAAAGGGCAGTTGTTTTTGATTTCTTGGATGCACGGCTGCCCTTGCATACCCTATATCTACCTTTCCAACGCCAAAAAGTACCGTAACCCTTACCAACCAGTTCAGGCAGCAGCACTTTCTTCTTGCCGGACTTTGTAGTCTTGTAATCTTCCGGGTACAGGATAAACTTCTGATACCCAAAAACATATTGTGAAGATATTCTGTTCTTGACCATAGACGATCACCGCCTAATCTTCAAGGGCATCTTCACCAGTGATAACAATAGGCTGTGTGATATTCACATCAATCTTGTCATTCCACATACCCAAATGCTTACCAAGTAATTCAAGTGCTTTCAGTTTTGGTGAAATCTTCACTTCCCTTTCAACACTTGACCCGGTTTCTGATTCAGACTGTTTATATTTCACGGATTCAATACAAGCAAGGTCATCATCAGTTGCATTGTCTTTGATTCTTCCGTGACTATCAACAAGGTCTGTCATCTTTACAAAAGCAATGCGGGCAAGTTCTAAAACAACCCTGTCCTGATTGATTCCTGTTCTTTTGCTGCGTTCTGCCATTGCAACACTAATTGCCTGTTGAACCTTGACATTTGCCAACATCCTTGAACCTTGCTGATCTGCTGTTTTTGCCGAATAACCCGCACGAATGGCTGCTTGTGTTGCGTTCAGGTCAATCAGGTATTCTTCAACAAAACGCTGCTGTTTTTCAGTTAATTTTGCCGTTTTTGCCATCAAACAACACCCCTTTCATGTATTTTTGCAATAAAAAATCCCTGAAACATTACATTTCAGGGTGCAAATATCGGCATAAACAAAAAAGAATTGTGAAAAAACAACCGCTTCTTCACAATTCCCATCTTGTCAAGATACATCCTATCATTAGATTCAAGAATACGCAATATACCTGAAACAACAAAATCTATCATAAAACGCTCTTTTTGTCATTTTAAGTGACAGTAAATATACATTAAGTTAAGTAATGCAAATCATCATAAGTTTCTTCAAACTTTGTAAGTGCTGCCTTGTGAAGATTCCTGACATACTGATATGACCTACCCATTTCACCGGATGCAACTTTCAAACTCTTAAACTGCACATACACCTTGAACAACACCTGTGAATACCTTGCATTGTGTAGACCTCTAATCTGCTTGATGATCTGTTCCTTGGCATCTGAAAAGCGGTCAATCTCTGCATTGATTTCATCATTGAAAGCAACATAATTTGTGACTGCCTTGCATAAACTGTCACCTGACGGACTTGTCTGCACTCTTTCAGCAGAATAATCTATTGCCCCGGTACTGCAAGCATTGATTTTCATATCATCAAGGCGTTCTAAGTCCTGATTGATATTAGTATCAAGTTCCCGTAACTGTCCTAAATATTCCCTTGCGGATAATGTTTTCATTCTTTCACCTGTCCTTTCCTTGGTATCGGTTTGGTAACGGTTGAAAATTGACAAAAAATGTCTTGAAAGCCTTGTAAATACTGACGGTAACGGTTGGTAACGGTAACTGTTAAACTCTTATACTCTATATTTTTACTTTTTATAAATACATAAAAAATACTAATAATAAAAATAATAAGAAAATTACATTTAACCGTTACTACCGTTACAAACCGCATAAATAAAGACTTTCAACCGCTACCGTGAACCGTTACCAACAGTTACCAACCGCAACTACTGCATAAAATCATACGGTGTATCATTCACCTTTGTATAAATCACATCAGCAACAACCATCTGACCGAACTGCTAACCCGCTACAAACTTAGGAACAGCAATCACGGCAACCCCGGCAGTATGTACCCCATACAACAACTGTGATATGTATTGGTGTGCAAGTTCATAAAGTTCTGCACCAATCACCTGACCTTCAAATTCTTTTTCCACCAACGGGAAAATATCATCATTCATTGATACGCTGCCTTTCTGTTCCAATAATTCCAAAATCTTATTTTCCATAATCATTCACCTTATCCTTTCACCATTGCCCGGAACTCATACCAAGCATACTTGACATACAACTTACAGTTACACCAGTGCTGAACCCGTCTGATCTTCTTCTGCATCTTCCGGGTCATTTTCTTTTTATGTTCTTCTGACCACTGCCGACACCATTCTAACTGTGCAGCATCTTCTTGTTCATCATACATTTGACTTCACCCCTTTCACCAATCGAACGCCCAACAGATAATAAGAAACACCGTAATAACACTTACAAAACAAAGTATGTTTTTCCATTCATACTTGAATACTGTGTATATTAGAAATATGACAAGGGCGGTCATCAGCAGTATTGTGATTATTCTGATGAATTTCTTTATTTTTTCAATCATCTGTAAACCCTTCCTGTCTTGGTATCTTTCACCTGAACACGTTCAGTCAGTTCAAACCCCGCACCTTTGATGATGTACTTCAAAACCTTAATCAGATCATAGGCACGTTTGTCTGCTGCTTCACATTCAACCTGTTCACGTTCTTCTTTTGCTACTCTACCAACGGCAATAGTTGCCGTTGGGTCTGCATATCCTTCCTGATTTCTTCCACCTTTCACTAATTGATACCTTCCTTTCTGCTATGAAACAAATATCTTACAATTTTTATTGTTCACTTTTTTCTGAATTACTCTGAACCCAAGCCTTTTATTGATCTGCTTACTGAATACAATATTTGACATTGGCTGCATTGCATTGTCTGCACAAAAAACTTGATACCGCTTATACACATCAGCGGTTGGTTCATTTTCTATCATGTCAACCCCGGTGTCATTGATAAATGCAAGGATAGGGTTGTTTTCCTGTTCATATTCATCCAACTGATTCTGAACCTTATCTGACTTACTGAATCCATTATTGATGACCACCCTTTTTAGTCCTTCCACACCAAGCCTGATAAGATATTCAATGCTATCCTGTTGTGTCAACTCATACTTGATGAATGGTCTATAATCAGGGTCATCCTTGCTGAACGTGGCATTGAACGGGATAATAACCAAACGCCTAAGTACCGCCCCGGTCTTGTCCTTCATACGGGGAATATCATTGGCACTAAACAGTAACTTGATGAACGGGTTGAACTCAAACGGGTCTTGTCCTTTACGCTCTGCCTTGATGCGGTTGCCTGTTACTATTTTCTTAAACACACTGACCTGTGAACCTTGAAGGAAGTCATCACCAATATCATCACCAATGTTTGCCAGTTTGCCGAACATCATTGAAGTATTGAACCTGTCCCCCAGTTCTTTCAGGTCAAGTGCTGAAATATTCCGATCACCAAGGATTGCTTTGACACAATCCAAAAATGTACTTTTACCGTTTGATTTGTCACCTGTCAGGATGAACGCCTTGCCTAACTCATTTCTTCTGTAAAAGCAGTAACCAATACATTCTTCCAACAACGCCCTGATTGCTGCATCACCACACGCTAACTTGTTCAGTGTACTGTCTGCCAGTTCAGAATAGGCATCCGGCTTGTAGTCCCAAGGAATCTTGTTGGTAATAACAATGTCTGTGCTGAATGGTTTCAGTTCCCCGGTCACAAGGTCATATACACCATTGTTGAAAGCAATCAGGTTTGCATCTGACTGTTCTTTTTCATCAACGATCAGTTCCATGTAGTCAAGAACTTCCCGGCGTTGCATCTTTTTCAGGTTTGGGATGTGCTGAATCATGTTTGATTCAATTTCTTTGTACCCATTGGAATACACACCGTCTTTGTATATATGCAACTGTCCGTTGATTTTGATAACGTGTGCCGTGTTCTTCATAAACACTGCAAACTTGTCAAACAGGAATGTACTGCCAAGGAAAAAAACAGGTTTCTGAAAAGCATCATCACGCAAGATCACTTCCAGTTCATCATCTGACAGCGGTTGTTTCAGAACAAACTTGTTCAGGATGCGGATGCACTCACGGGTTTCTTCAACCGTGAAATCATTTGCAGTCAGGGTCAGGATGTAATTGAAAAGTGCCTGATTCCTTCCGTCCCCGGCATCCATATCAACAAAGTCTGCGGTTGCCTTGACCGGGAACAACCACTTGGGAACTTCCTGATACTTTCCACCTTCTTCAATGTCCCATTCACAAAACCTTTCTTCACCGTCAATCTTGATAACCTCATAGGATAATTTACTGCCGACTTTTATATCAGCAGTAAGACCAACCGCCAACTGAACGTGTGTCCTGTTCCTTGCAATAGTATGATTCTTGAAAAGAAAGTGTTTTCCCCTACTGGTACAAAGGACTTTACAGTCAAGTTGCAGTTCTTCCACAATGTTCATCAGAATTTCAGATTGGTCAGAATCATCGATGTCAATAAGGATGGTGTCATCAGCCAAAACCCCGCCGAACCCGTTCAGGTTCTTCACTTCATCATAGGTTTTCCATGTGGTTCTGTTTTTCAGTTTTTCAATGCTTGCCTTGCCTTTGGTTTCAACATAACCTTTGTAAAGCATCTTTTATCACCTACCTTATGTGATGTTTTCTAACACCTTTTTATAAAAATCCTTATTCCTGACATTACGGTCAAAAGACTGCTGCCTTGATCGCAACAATGCTTTCAACTCTTTCAGTTCTTCCTTCTGTTTCTTCAATGTGTTTCTTGGTTCTTTCAGGCGTTCCCTGTACTTTTTTACATCAGCATTGCGGTTCTTCCAAACCTTTGTGTTCTTCCTGTGTGAATCCCGGAGAAGCTGCGAGTTTTTAACACCCGTCTGAATCTGTGAAATAATATGCTGTGTCTGTCTGATCTGCTGTTCTGCATATCTAATTTTTTGTGCATACCCTTCAATGTAAATGCTGTGTTCCTTCTGAACCTGTTCAAACTGTTCAGCCTGTTCCTGAACAAATTCTTTAATCTGCTGTTCACATTCCGGGGTGAAACTGCTTCTGATAAGTTTCAGCAGTTTCCTGACCTTGGTGATGCTGCGGATATTCAAAAATTCTTCAAGATGAACAGTCATTGAACCATTTTCATATCTGATTTCTAAATCCATGAAAAACCTTCCTTCCCGGTGTTACGCTACAACACCAAATTGTTTCAAGCGTTTCTTTGCTAAATCTATGTACCACTGCCTATCAAGTTCAGGCGGTGTTTTTACCCCAACAACTGAATCATTGAAAATGAAACAGTGGTCAGGTGTATTACCGAATTTTTCACCTTTGGTTTTCACCTGTTTACGTTTCAGCAATCTGCCGTCCTTCTGATCGTTAGATGCAAACACCCTGTATGACTTATATGTGTATTTGTCCTTGTCAGGGTATTCATACACCGTCTTGATTGTTCTTTTGCCTATATGACTGACAAGCGGGGTGCAATGCTCATGTTCCACCCAATCATACTTGTCTGATAACTTGACGATCTTCTGAAACATAATCAAGTCATCACACTGATTGATGGTCTGTTCAACCGGGGTTTTCTTAACCATGTAGTCAACCAGTGCTTTATTCAGGATTGGCAGATCATTGTCAACCGCTGAAAGTTCCTTCACATAAGCACCGATTCTTTCAACACCGCCGTCAATACCAACCCAAAGGTAATTGTTCACATCCTTCTGATAGATTTCACTGATGTTATCCAGTTCAAGAAGAATTGAACACTGATCTGTTGAACAACGCTGTTCCCACTCCCAACAAATATCATCAACCATTTCAAAGGCTTCATCTGTGTCAGGAATCCAAATAATAAGACCGTCCGTGTTGGACTGAATCAGTTCAAATCCCGGTACAACTTCAAGGTGTTCAATCAGGTCAAGCAACATCAACTGACCGTTGATGCACATACAGTTATTGTTTCTTGGGTCATACGCTGCATTGGTTTCATCCTTCATTGCACCTGACAAGGCGTTCAGCATCTTCTTATATGGCAACTGTGCTTTCTTCCACCGCTTGACTTCTTTCTTGTTTCCGGCGTTTTTTGCAGCAATCTGTTTTTCCTTCATGGCTTTTCGTGTGTTATACACCAACGGGTAATTGCCATTGGTTGCTGCCCTTGTAACCAGTCCCCAAGCAATCAGCATTGAAGGATAGTAATTGTTTACATCAACGTGCAGCAGTTGCCCGGTCTTGTGAATTGGTGTGGCTGTTGCCCCATGAACACCACCAAAACCGAATGAATGAGGAATACCCGCAACCACGGTTTCAAGTCCCTGTTCCTTGTACCATGTGCGTTTTGAGTATTTATCCATGTGTGCCAAATCCATTGACAAGGCTTCTTGTCTTTTCTGTTCAAACCAGTCCTGAACATATTTATATTTTTTCAGTTGCAAGCACGGCAAGAAGTAAAAATCAAATTCATCTTCAAATGATCTGCGGGAACACCCAAGCACCTTTGCGGTGATTCTTGCTTCACTGTCCCCTATATCAGACAGGTTCACAATGTCCGGGAAAGCCTGAATGATACCGTGCATTGCATTAAATTCATCTATTTTTTCAAGGAATACTTTGATGGTTTCTTCCACATCATGCCGACAGTAAAAAACTGTCATTTCAATTTCTTCCTTGGTCAATTTCCTGTTTATTCTAAAATCAACATCCGTTTCCTTGATATTGCTGCCAAGAAAACCTTCCAGTGTTTTCAAACCAACCGGGGGGTTTGGCATAACATCATAGTTAATCATTGGAACTTTGTTGAACGCTGATGAAAATTGCCACCCTTCCCTTTTTTCAACAATTATCCAGTCATTGATTCTTTTTGGGTTCATCCCCAACAGAATCCCCTTAAATATGTACTGGTCATAGTGGCGGTTGTTATAACCTACCCATATATCCTTGCTATTCGCTTCATATAAGGCTTTTAATTCATCAGGGTTATTGATTATCACATATTCTTTTTTCTTGGTCACATCAATGAAAACGGCAAGCCAATCTTCCTTGAAAACCTCAAAGTCATAAAATATCACTACATTCACCCTTTCTGAAAATAGCGGTGGAAGGTGTGACCCCGCCACCGCCTGATAATTCCATTTTGTAGATATTTTATCTACTTTTCAAGTAAAATTTTTTAGCAATCAAAAACTTCCTTGATTGTGATAGGGTTGAAAGCATCTGCCTTATAATCAACCTCAACTTCAATCACACCCTGAATGGACTGGAATACATCAAGAATCTGATCTGCAAAATCTGCATAGTTCACAAATTCAACAGGTGTGTCATCTTCTGCAATCAGCTTGTTCACCCAAGTGCATACAGACTTGATTGCCTGTCCGTCCGTCCACTTTGCGGAACTGTTGCCGGAAATAACACGGTTGAAGAAGATCATGCGGTTTGCCTGTTCACCTTCCTTGATCTTTGCCTGAACTGCAAACATCAACTTATCCTGTGCCTTGGTCAACTTAATTTCCATCTTCTCAATACCAATGATGTATGTACCATCAGGCACATCAGCAAAATCATTGTCAGGTGCGTTCTGCACCTCATTCTGTAATTCCTGTAAATCAACCTTTTCATCAAATGCACTGAAATCAATAGCCATAATTTTTCACCTTTTTAACCTTTCTTATTTGCTTAATACTAACTTTAACAACTCAAACGCCTGAACCTCATTGAACCCGGCTTTTACATAGGAATCATAGATTTTCTTTGCAGCAGTTGCACCATTTTCCGGCGGTACATCCTGTTTAGGTGCTACCGGGTGCGGGTTCTTCATTGAACGGCTGCTTGCCGTGTTCATTCCTTCTGTGATTGCTGATGCAAGGATTGCACCAAACAGTTCATCAGGTAAACCAAAAGGATTGTTCATGTTCTTTTACCTCACTTTCTTAGCGTGTTTTTCTTACTCTGCGGGTTCTGCCAGTCGGCTGTTCATCTACTGCCGGGGTTTCATCCGCTGCTGCATCTGCATTATCAGGCTGTGCCTGTGCTGCACTTCTTCTTGTGCGTCTGCCCTTCTCCGGCGGGTTCATTGCCCCGTCAATAGGGTTTTCCGGCTTAGGGTTCTCTGCCTGTGCTAAACGCTTCACACCTTCACCAAATTCTTCCTTGCTGATGACCTTCATAACCTCAACACCGTCAACAATCAGGTCAACCGTGTCACCTTTGTGCTTCATCACATAGTTATCATCAGCCGGAACATAGAAGTATGTGTCTGCATCCAGTGTGACAGATTCAGAATCAGTGTTTGTTGTACCACCCTGAACGGGTTCAGACTGTTCAGCAGACTTTCTTTCCTTGCGGGTTCTTCTTGGCGGTGTTTCAAGTTCCGGCTGCGGTACAGAATCCGCTGCTGCACACGCTTCATCAAACGGGATTTCTTCACGCCCATCAGCAACCGCATCAATAGCCTTGTCACGCTCTGCCATATAATCAGCCATTTTCTGATTATTTTCAGCCACCACTTCATCATGTGTCTTGCGGGCGGTTCTGCCTGTCTTTGGTGCTGCATCTTCTGTTGTAGTAGGCGGTGTGGCTGTGGTCTTTTTTCCACCCCTTGCCCGTCTGCCGTTTGCATCCGGCTTTTCAAGATCGGATGCAGCCTGTGCATCAGCCTGACCCATTTCTGCATCTGTCTTATACTCACCGACTTCATAGAAGTTGCGGATTTTATCAGCCACATAATTCAGGTCATTGTCAATGGCGTATGCCGGGAACATTCCCATAGGTGACTTCACCGTGTCCTTGCCACTGTTCTGTGTGTAGAAGTAATATTTTCCTTCATTCACGCCTGTTCTAAGTACAATGGTGAAAAGTCCTTCAATGGTGATCTTCTCACGAAGTAACTTTCCGATCAGCTTAATAGTAGTAACACCATTTTCAAGTGTTTCTGTGTGGGTCATATAAGCAACCACTACATCATCAGGAAGTTCCTTGCACACCTCAATGATTTCAAAGTAGTTTGCACCGAAGTCATTCCACTTGTCCCAACCGTTTTCTTTGATACGGTTCATGTAAGGGACTGAAAGAATATACTGGAAGTCATCAACCACCAGTAACTTCTTCCCGGCTGTTGCCTGTTCCTTCATAAACTTGCAGATTTTGCGTGATTCAACCTCACTGTTCAGCATTGTGAACTTACCCTTGAACGGTAACGGCTTACCAACCGGGTTCACAACGGCAGTTGTTGCCGGATCGCAATTTCTCATACTGGTACTTTTTCCTGTACCTGATTCACCCATAATCAAAAGCATCTGTGCCATATTATTTCACCTGTTCCTTTCTAATTTTTTCAAAGTTTCCCGCCATGTTAGCAGAAACATGATGCTGACCAAACTGTTTCTGAACTCCCGCACGAATCACTGAACGTAATAACTTTCTGTTATATACTGGGCGTGGATTATAAACCTTTCCCTGTCTTTCATTTACCATTGTTTTATTCCTCACTTTCATAAATTTTCAAAGTATGGTCAATCTTAATAGGTTGACCACCAATGAATTTCTGTTTCATCGTGTTATCTTCAATGCTGATAATTAACACACAATTATTCAACTGAAAGACAACTTCATCACCTTCTTCAAGTTTGGCATCTTCACCGAATTTTTCTTTGAAGGCTGCAATCGCAAGTTCTATTGCCTTTGAAATATCTTCCATCATTCATCACCACCTTCATCAGTGCTACCTTCTGTGATACGGCTTGACCATAAATCAGCATAGTGCAGAATCAAGTACAGTGCCGTTTCATTTCCCTTCACTGCATAGTTTGCTGATTCATACAGACCATCATGGTATCTGATCGCAAATTCTTCATCTTCCGTCAGGTCAATGAAAAGGGTTGCTAACTTGATGCTGCGGGTTGCATGGTCAAGTGGAAGAAGTGCCGGGTTACGCTTGAAAGGCTTGCTTTCAGACTGTTTATATTTCTGTTCCGACTCTGTCTTGGTGGGTCTGCCGTCCTTAATCATGTTAGGCACATACATCTGCTTACCAAAGTCACCGCACTTACCAAGATCATGTAACGCTGCTGCAATGATGACTGAATCACGGATTTCTTCATACTTGACCTTGCCAAGAAGTGCATAACCAATGTTTTCTGCTGCCATCATTACATTTCTGCTGTGATGAACAAGACCGAACTGACAAGCAAGGTGATTTCCACCACTGCAAGGTGCTTCAAAGAATCCGATCTGTTCCATGTAATCAATCAGATCTTCCATTCCTTCACGCTTGGTTGAAAGTAAGTGGTCAACCACAAACTTCTTGTTGTCAAGTTCCTTCTTGTTGTCCTCTGTCATCTGTTCAACTGTGTCCTGAACCTGTTCAGTTGTTTCCTGTGTTACTTCTGCGGTATTCTCAACCGCTGCATCTGCTTTCTTTTTTGCTGCCATGCTCTTTCACTCCTTATTTTGATAATTTTATTTCCCAACGCTTCTGATCTTCAATGTTGGAAAGATACCAAGCGTTAAGTTCTGATTTTTTTGCAATGAACATTTTGAACTGTTCAAAATCCTTGGGGTACAACAAAATTCCATACCCGCCTGATTCTCTGATTTTTTTGAGGTTGACCAACTGCAATAGTGACGGTTCACCGTTTGGTGCTTTGACTTCAATGCCAAGGAAACGCCCGTCTGAACAAACCAACAGGTCAGGAATACCACTTTTTGTATAAGCAGCACCGACCCAGTATTTCAGCAGCCACGCCCCGGTGTCCTTCAGGAACGCTTTGACCTTATTTTCAAAATTCTTTTCTGCTGCCATCAATCCACCATGTACTGATATGTTCTGTATAATCTCTGAACTGCCAGTTTTTCCCTTTCTGTCAATCGGTCAGATTCACGCAATTCTTTCAAAATCTGTGAATCTTCAAAAGTAAATCTGTCATCTTCTGTCAATGGTTTTTCTTCACGGTATGCACTCACTTCTTATTCACTCCCTTCCAACTGTTCATTGAACTGTGTCTGATAGTTCAATATTTTTTCTGTATAGTCGGTTGAATAGATGCCCTTTTCCCATAACCGGGCAGCACCATCTTCACCCATGTTGTACGCCATCAAGACCATATTGGTATCTTGATACCGTTCAAACAGTTTTCTAAGTACGAACACGCCCGCCCTGATGTTCTGATACGGGTCTGTAAAATCCGTAACACCAAGGGTATCTGTCAACCACTGATGATTGATCTGATTGATCTGCATATAACCGTAATCATTGGTTTTGCTGATGACCGCCGGGTCAAAACTGCTTTCATTCTGAATCAGTGCCATAACAAGGGTAAAATCAATGTTGTACCCGGTACAAAGGTAATATGTAAATTCCTGTTGTTCTTCCGGCATCTTGCAGTCAAGCGGTGTGAAATCTAAATCACCCGCACCCCAGTCAAGGGAAATTTCCTGTGTGAATGTTCTGTCATCATACGCCCCATATACAATGGTTTCTGTATTATCCCGTTCAAGTGTGCGTTCTATTGATTTATCTCTGTCCTTGGCGGTTATATGAGTTTTCAGGGCATATACAGACACACCCCCAACAGCTAACCCAACACAAAAGGCAACACCAAGCAAGATCAAGACCCGCTTTGCCATTGCGGACTTTCTAAGGTTCTTTGAATAGTTCATGTTTCATCACCCCTTTCCGTGATTTTCAAATAAATGATTCCGGAAATCATCAGAATCGCACCAATGATATATTCTTTCAGGTGTGCGGTAAGTGGTTCATATATTCCCATTTCAACCGCATAGTCAGATGCACCGACTGCACCAATTATCAGGAATACACCGATAAATGCCATGATTCCAAATATCCAGTTAAGTATTTTTGAATAATTCATCTGTCAGTTCCTTCCCTTCTTTCAATGCTGCAAGGTTTCTTTCTTCAACCGTACCCTTCACCAGTAAGTAATAGTAAAAGCACGGTTTGGCTTGTCCTATGCGGTGAATACGCTTTTTTGACTGTTCCCACATATCACATGACCCTTTTCCAAGTGGCAAGGTGAAATAAATAATCTTGTTTGCTTTCTGATAATTACCACCCATTGCCCCGGCTTGATACTGTATGAATGTGATTGAATCATCTGCCTGATCGTATGCGGTCAAGTCCTTCTTTGACCCATTCACAACTGAATAGGGTCTGTTTAGATCAGCAAGTTTTTTCTGCATTGCTTCAAGTTCTGCGGTAAAATTATAGAATATAATCAGCCTATCTTCTGTTGATTCAACCAAGTCCCGCAAACCTTCCAGTTTTTCCTTGTGCCACTGCCCGCACAACTGCCGTGCATATAACATTTTGGTCAGGCTGTTATCACCGACCAGTTCAACCCGTGGTGTCACATCCGTGCCGTAATAATCTGAATCATCTTTGAACTTGCACATATTCAGGGTATCAAGCATGATGTAACTGTTTTTGATAAAATACTTGTATGCCTGTGTTACCTTAAAGAACATCTTCTGTTCAGTCTGTTCCGGCAGTTCAATCACATCAGCGGTTTTCATAAAGATGCACCCATGATCTGCAAGTTTCTTTTTCAGGTGTTTTGTGTGTTTGTACCCAGTTATCACTTCATTCTTGTACCCGTCACCGTTTTCAACCCATTCGGTCTGAACGTATGATGACCAAAACGCCTTTTTTGTAATGTTCCACCCAAGCAACTGAACCTGTGACCACAACCTTTCATACTTTCCGGCTGTTGGTGTTCCTGATAATAAAATCACACTTTCCGGCTGCATTTTCAGAATGAACTTTGACCGTTGTGCTGTTTCATTGGTTATCAGTGAACTTTCATCAAGCATCAGTGTGAACCCTTTGAGTTTCAGCAACCAATCCCGCCGGAAAGCAGTTTCATAGTTGATAACGCCTATAATCTGAACATCCTTGTTGTATAATTCTTTGGTATCAACAAGTGTCCTGAAATTGATTGCTTCACTTTTCTTGGTCAGGTTCATCACACGGTCACTTGGGTAATATTCTTTGAAGTGCTGAATCCAGTCATCTATCTTGGATTTCTGACAGATGACCACATTCACCGCATTGTTCAGCAAATACATTTTTTCAGCACCTACAAAGGTCTTACCCAGTCCCATATCAAGATAATAAGCACAACGGTTGAACTGTTCAGTTCTGTTCAGTGCATCTTCCTGATGGGGCATAAAGTGCAGATCATTCATCTACCCTGACACCCGTACACTGGAAGAATATTTCAGCATCAAAGTTTGGTATTGCCTTGATGATTTCCTTTCTACGGTCTGACAGGCTGCCCCACCACAACTGACCACATTCAGATTCATCAAGCACTTTGAGATAACCGCCTGTTGTTTCATAGGTTGGATGTGCTGCCTTTTCTTCATCGGTCATATCTTCTTCATATACCCATTCAACAACATCCTTTGGTATCTGATTCAGTAAATATCTTGCATCTGAATCTATCCATTCACGATATGTCATATCTGACGGTTTATTGAACAGCATGATCTTCTGTTCTTCTGTATTAAAACAACCAGTATTGAAAGACGATTTGTTCCAGTCCCCGGTGTTGCAGTCCCCGGTGTTCCTGTTCCCGGTGTTGCAGTCCCCGGTGTTCCTGTTCCCGGTGTTGCAGCGACCCGTGCAATTCTTTCCAATATTGACGATTCGCAACACTTCATCCCACGGGATTTCACGCACGATCTCCAATTTGTCAGTACATGACTTGTCACCGTCTGTTCTTACATCACCATAAGCAATGACTTCTGCAACCTTGTTTTCACTGTTGAAACTGTAATAATTGAAGCAGTCGGCAGCAGTCTGACAGAAGTGCATACCGTGACCGCAAACATCAAGTTCCCCTTCTTCCTCAAATTTTCCGGGGCAAGTGTACTGTTTAGTGTTGCCGTTAGGTGAACAAGTCCAATCAGGTCTGAACACTTTGAACCCATGCACCACATTCTGAACTGTCTTATTCTCCATCTTTCTGTACCTCACCTTTCTGTTCTGTCAACGCTTTGTATTCATCAAGTAATGCTTTCATTTCCGGGTCTTTCTCCGAAAACATTTCAAGCACTGCCATACGCTGCAACTTATTGATCCTTACATCCATAGCAGTTTTTAATTCTGACACACGTTTTCTTGATGCAATACGGTTTTCATATGTACCCATATCAACCTTTGTGACGATCTCACGACCATTTACAACCCTTGAAACAGTGTCATCAATACTTGCAATCTTTGCGACTGCCAAACCGTGATGCCCTGTTTTAACTACTACCACATCACCAACTTCAAAATTGTCATACATTGCGTACTTTGACATACACACCTGTTCTTTTTCATTGTCATTCAGGAAAGATACCTGTACGGTTTTATAATCTCCAAACATTTCTTCATCCTCACTTTCTTCAATTTCAAATAAAATAATCTGATTTTTTCTTAACCAGTAACAACCGTATTGACTGTTATTGTTTTTATGACCTTCAACCATTACGCCGAAAATACCTTTGTATTCCCTTGTGATTACACCACTTAACCCTTCAAGTCTGCTGCTTCTGCAAGAAATGATCTTTACTTTGTCACCTATCTGCATAAGATCACCGCCTTATATGGCAATTCCTTCAATTTCTGCAAAACGTTTTGCATTGATGAAATATGACCAACGGTGTTCACTGGTATGAATCGCATACCCCCAAGGGAAAACGCCCTGTTGTAACCCAAGTGCTATTGTGTTGGTGTGCTTGTGCATCAACTTAGCAACTTCATGTACTGTCAAGGTTGGGATGCCATCTTCACACTTGGAAGGTTTGAAGGTCACCGGGGTTTCTTCCTGTTCAAAATAGTCAGGGGTAAGTCCAAGTGATACTGCAATATCACTTTGAACCTGTTCTGACGGTGTGGTCTTGTCATTCAGGTACATACTGATTGACCCCTTACTTTTCCCGGTCAATCCAACAACCTGTGCCTGATTGATTCCTAACTGCTGCATAGCCTGTTTCAACTTTTCGCTGAATTTCATAATTTATCACCTATCCTTTCTTGTAGTAGATATTTTATCTACTTTTTAGGCAAAAAAAATCTTAGTTGCATCATCATCTGTTAAATTTAACAGGTCTTTCAGTGCCTTGATTTCACTTGCCTTGAACTCTGTTTCATTGTTGACCTTCTTCATAAGTCCAAAGTAAGTCAACCCGCACTTTTCAGCCACAAACTGCAATTTATAGCCGGATGCATTGATTTTTTCCCTTAATAACTCTGTGTTCGTCATCTTACTTTTCACCTTCCTTTTCATCATCAGGAAACGCATTGTTATTGTACTGCTTCCTGATTGTTATTCTTACAACCCCTGATTCCAACTGTTCAAAGGATGTTTCCTTGAACTTCTGCGGTTTGCCTTTTTTCAGGCTTTCCATATACGCAAGGTATTCAAGTTTGGTTGGAAATTCAAGAATCTGTTCAATCCATGCTGCAACTATTTTCTTCACTTCATCACCTTCTTTCATTGCCGGGTGCTTTCAGGCAGCTACCCGGCATCTTGTTAATTCAGTCTGTTTTATACCTCTAAACTCTGTATGTGCTTTTACTGTACCAGTGATTGACATTTCATCAACAGTATCATCAATATACTTTCCGGTTTTCCATGTATAAACATTTCCATCTGCACCTATGATTTTGTATATGTGGGTGACACCGAAATCAGTTTCCCAACTTGTTACACACTTTACAGACTGAACTTTTACTGTGATTCTGTCAGAAATTTCACCGACATATTCTGATGACTGTTCTATGTCAAGAACTGCTTTTCTCTTTGCGGTTCGTTCTAACCCCTTGTCATACGCCGGAAATAATGAAGCGTACAAGCCAAAATTCCCTTTGACATATTCAAGACTGCAAGCCGTTTTTAAGTTATGAATGTAATTGCTGTTTTCTTCCTGTTCAGACACCCAAGCAAGGGCATCTGACACAAGTTTTACTGTCAAATCACTGTCAATGTCAAAGTTCACTGACCGCATCTTATCAAGTAAATCCTGTAAGTATTCTTTTGTTATTGCCCGCCCATGTGCTGCATCATAAAAATCTAATGCCCTTGTTGCTGTGCTGATACCTTCATCAGATGATCTTGTGTAACCAAAATGACGGATTGTTTCAGCAACATAAGAAAGATATTCCTTTGTATTAACATACCGCTGATAACTGCATCCCGGTTCAGGTGTTTCACCTTCAATTAAAGTATCAAACAGACTCATGTATTGTGTGACTGCTTCTGCACTCATACCATGTGTAAAATCTTTCAGACAAGATTTTCCAACCTGTTTGAACTCACCCGTTGTCTTATTCCTGACAATGTATGTGTTTTTGCGGTATCTCTTACTGTTGCAGTGTTCACATACAGGTGTGGTTGTATAGTATCTTTCAGGTACTTCAATCCCGGCAACACCTGTTATAATATTACCCTTTTCAGTGTGCTCCAGTTCAGCAACAAATTCCCAGTCATTTATGACTGCTGTTCCTTCCGCTTCTACCAGTACAAAACGGGCAGTGTACTTGTTTCCTTTTTCGTCCTTCAACTCTCTGAACTCTTCACCAGTCTGTTCATAGTGGAAATCACAACCGTATGCCTTGCACTTATTAAAAATACGCTTCAACTTCTTTTCAAGTCTATCAAGATTACCTTCATAGATTGCATACTTCATAGCCTTACCATTTCCTTTCCCAGTTCCTTCAAAAAGTTGTCTATTGTCAGCACACCTTATTACATCAGGGGTGTCTTGCCTTTATCAGATTTCACATTAAAATCTGCAAACCTGTCAGCTAACATTTGAACTTTTTGAACGGTGCTGTTCAAACCGCCGGGGTTTCACATTAAAACCACCAAAACCTGTTGACCAACATACAATAGACAATTTTTTGAAAGAACTGAAATCCTATTCCTTGGTTCTTTTCCCCGGAACTGCTGCAACAGTTCTTTTTGAAATAGTCAGGAAGTCGGGGAACTTCCTGACCTGTGAAACAAAGTGCTGTGTCATCTCGTGCGGTTGATTCTTCCACTTAACGGTTTCTTGTTTTAGGGGTAAAGTGCCGATTGGTTCAGCCTGTCCGCTTTCTTCAAATAGTGCGGTACACTGTGCTTTCTTGCCCTACCGTTCCTGTTTTCTTCAACTACTTTGACGGGTCATGTT